CGCTTACAATCAGACTAAGAAAGCCACAAAGAAAGCCGCAGTCCGCAAGCCACCACAAAAAGAAAAACTAGTCAAGAGCCTAAAATATCTCAAACAAGATACCGCACTTAAGATTGTTAGTGTCAATCCAGTGGACATCGTAGGTGCAGAAGTGCTTTGGGTCTATAACGTCAAGAATCGTAAGATTGGCAAGTATGTGGCAGAAGATCAGGGCGGCGCACTTGGTGTTAAAGGAACCACTATTACAGGCTATGATGCTAATAAAAGCACGCAGAAAACTCTGCGTAAACCAGAAGAGCAGATCAAAACGTTCTTGGCCAGCAGTAAAGTCGAATTACGTAAATTTTTAGAAAATATCAAAACTACAGAAATCAAGCTGAACGGCCGTATTAACGCCGATACAATATTACTTAAAGTTCAATAACCCCCTCAAGGTAGCGAAAGGCAAAATTATCCTGTTGTCGATAATAAATACACGATAACAGGATAATTTACATGTCTGAACTACCAGCAAACGTATCACCAACCGGTAACTTAACAGCTAACCTAAGTCTTACTACAGAATCCCTATTCAGTGCTAACACTGGAACAGGTGCTGGACATATCGCTTTTGATGCTAACTTAATAGCACAGCTTACCTCTTTAGACAGCCAAAAAAATCTAATCAAAGATTATATACGCTTGAGAATGGGTGATCAGATGATTGACGTTGAAGCTGACAGTGATCACTATGAGATGGGTATCAAACAAGCGTTGATCCGCTATCGCCAACGTTCAGCTAACAGCGTAGAAGAAAGCTATGCCTTCTTAGACATCTATCCTGAAACACAAGAATATATCTTACCCAATGAGATCATGAATGTCCGTGCAATGTTCCGCCGAGGCATTGGATCGGTGTCGGGCACAACTGCTAGCCAGTTTGAACCTTTCGCATCAGGTTATCTAAATACCTATATGTTAGTAGCAGGACGGGTTGGTGGACTAGCCAGCTATGAACTGTTTACAGGATATCAAGAGTTGGCTATGACCATGTTCGGCGGCTACATCAACTTTACATGGAACAAGGTAACTAAGAAACTTACCCTAGTCCGCAAGATCCCAAATCAAGGTGCTAACTTTGATGAGAATCAAGCAGAAAGCGTATTGCTACACCTGGACAACTATAAACCAGATATCATGCTTCTTAATGATCCGGGCACATTCCCATGGATACAGGACTATGCCCTAGCATTTGTGTTGATAGCGGTGGGTAATGCACGTGAAAAATTCGCTACGATAGCAGGACCACAAGGTGGAACCACACTAAACGGCACAGCACTCAAACAAGAAGGCAACGAACTACTAGTCAAACTTGATGAAGATATCAGGAATTATGTTGATGGCAGTATGCCACTGACATGGATAACTGGTTAAAAACTTCTAGACAACTAGCTAAAACTCTCGTAAAATAGTAGTATCAATCAAGGGGATTTCAATGAGTCAAGTTATCGGTATCGTGGGCTTTATCGGATCTGGTAAAGACACTGTCGCAGATTATCTGGTTAATTTCCATGGATTCCGTCGTGAGAGCTTTGCTAACAGCCTTAAAGATGCTGTAGCACAGGTTTTTGGGTGGGATCGAGAAATGCTGGAAGGTCGCAGTAAACAAAGCAGAGAGTGGAGAGAAAACAAAGATGAATGGTGGAGCAAGCGTTTGAAGAAGGAAATCACTCCACGTTGGGTTCTACAGTATTGGGGAACAGAAGTAGTTCGCAAAGGATTCCATGATGACATGTGGGTAGCTAGCTTGGAAAATCGCCTACGCAAGTCAACAGACGACATCGTTATTACAGACTGTCGCTTTCCAAATGAGATCAAAGCTATACGCAACGCAGGCGGCAAAGTTGTGCGTATCAAACGAGGTTCTGAGCCCGAATGGTTTGAAGATGCTCGTAGCATGAACAAGGGGCCTAGCCGCAATATGAACTGGGCATTGAGCAAACATAATATAGAAAAACTAGGTATCCATGCTAGTGAAACAGCTTGGGTCGGGCAGAAATTTGATATAGTGCTGAACAATGACGGTTCATTAGATGAGCTATATAATCAAATTGAGATTAACATCACTAATAGTCGGGTGTCAGATCGCCTTGACGCCATCCTAAACCCTCTCGGGCAATTTCATATTGACAGTTAGCACATACGGTTTTTAAGTTCAAAGGTTTGGTATTATTTAGATCACCATCTATATGATAGACAAATAGCTGTTCTTTTAACTTGGCTTTGAACCCACACTTTTCACAGTGTGGTTTCTTTTTGTAGCCTTCAGACAGCCAACGTGGCTTAGCCGCAGGCTTGTTTTTCTTCTTACGTATACAAGAATCACAACGGGTTCTATAGTAAGTCCGTCCGTGCATTTTATAGTTAACTGCAACGGGCTTTTTACCACAGATTTCACATATTTTTCGGTATTCCATACCCATATTTAGCTTACTAGCACAAGCGAACCTTTCAAAGGGCACCTTACGACACCAAAATTACAAAATATCTATAAATAGTTTAAAGTATCATTTAAAAGGAATACTAAACTATGGCACTAATATCCCCAGGCGTACAGGTCTCAATAATCGACCAAAGCCAATACACTTCAACAGCAGCTGGATCAGTAGCATACGTTCTCGTTGCTACAGGACAAGACAAATTAACACCAAGTGGCACAGTGGCTACTGGCACAACAATGGTCAATGCTGAAAAACTAGTTACAGTTACTAGTCAACGTGATCTTGTTAACTTATTCGGTAATCCAAACTTTGAACTAGATGCAGCAGGTAATCCAGTTAACGGTAGTGAAATAAACGAATATGGTTTATTAGCAGCCTATAGCGCATTAGGAGTCACTAATGTATTATACGTCCAACGTGCTAATGTTAATCTAAGCCAACTAGAAGGCACTAGCATCCGCCCAACAGGAACTCCAGCAGATGGTTTATATTGGTTAGATCTAACAAACACTAACTGGGGTATTTACGTATGGTCTGAAGAAGAAGGATTTACTTATACAATACCAACAGTGATTACAAACACAGCTTACTTAACTAGTGGTGTTCCACTAGCATCATTTGGAGCCATCGGTGATTACGCAATAGTAGCCACAAGTTCAAGCAATCCGATCTACTATAAAGGTTATAACAATGCATGGTCATTGGTAGGTAGTGACAGTTGGAAATCACAAGTTGCCACAGTGCGCGGAACAGCATCAAACCCAACACTCACAGCAGGTAGTAAACTGATCATCAACGGTAACACAGTTAATATGTCTGGCACTACTGTTAGTTCAGCAGTGACTAACATCAATGCTGCACTTATTCCTGGTGTTACAGCTGCAGTTAACTCAGTTGGACAAATCAACATTTACGTAAATGATGGTACGATCATCTATAGCAACGCTGCAGGTAATGCACGCGGCACTATCGACACAGCTACCAGCACAGAAAATACCTTACAAATTACCAAAGGTAGTGTATTAACAGGTAATATCGATGCATCAGCTAATCTAGGCATCCTACAAGCTAATATCGCTACAGTTTCGAGTGGTGGTAACGTTTACACATACAGTGGTCCAGTATTAACATTTGCTCGCTACACTAATCCTCCAGCATGGAGACCAACTGACGTGACACCACGTCCAGACGGTAGCATCTGGTTAAAAACATCAGGTACAGGCAACGGTGCTAGCTGGGCTATTAAAGAATACAGTGACTCAACAAGTAGCTTTAATTCATTAACCAGCACATTATATATTAGTGACGCGGCAGCAGTTCAAGGACTTGATCCAGTGGGCGGTGGCGCAACATTAGCTGCAGGCACATTATATGTCAAATATGACACATTAAGCACAGACACAGCTACATTTAAACCTTTTATTAAAAATGTAGCAGGTGCAGTTACAGTAACAGGTAACGTGGCAGGCGGATCAGCAACTTATGTTTCAGGTGACAGCTTCTTGATGGAAGTTACTGTTCCTGGTTCGAGCACACTAGCTAATGCTACAGTAACATTAAGCGGCACAACAGCAAC